ACTTGGAGTCATTTTTATGAAGAGTTAAAAAGAACACATCAATGGGCAACTAAAAGTGATAAAACATTAGAAGATGTTAAAAGACATTTTAAAGCAGAGTACAAACAAAAGAGATATCCAAAAGAAGAGGGACAAAAAGAATCTAATAAACCTGTCTGGGCAGTATCTGTTGATTTAAATACATTCAAAGAAGATCAAGCACCCGATGAAATTATAGAATTTAATCCAAGTGGTGAGGATATTGCATAATGATTTATAAATTTTATGGTCCTCCGGGCACCGGTAAAACATATAGACTAATATCTAGAGCTAAGGCTTATGTAAGAATGGGCACCCCACTAGATAAAATAGGTTACTTTGCATTTACGAAAAAAGCTGCAGAGGAAGCCCGTAACAGAATGCCAGCAGAAAATAAAAAATTAAAATACTTTCAAACATTGCATTCATTTGGATATAAAACTTTAGGTTTAGATGAGTCAAGAGTATTGCAACCGGAACATTATCAAACGTTTGGTAAAAGAATTGGTGTAAGAGTTAAATATACAGACAGAATAAATAAACAAGAAATACCTTATTTAAGATCTGATAATCCATATTTTAAATTAATACAGAAAGCAGAAAATAAATTAATAGAACCTGTATCAGAATACAATACCGGTGAGTATGATCAAAAAGTTATAAAGAAAAGAATGTTAAATTATATTTATAAGAACATGAAAAAATATAAAGAAACATATGAGTTATATGATTTTAATGACATGATTAGAATGTTAACTGAATCAAATAAAATTCCACAATTCAAAGTTATATTCATAGATGAAGCTCAAGATTTGTCACCTTTACAATGGAAACTGTTTGATAAATTAAAAGAACATACAGAAGATATGTATCTAGCAGGAGATGATGACCAAGCAATCTATGCATGGGCCGGAGCAGATGTAAGAAGATTTATTGAAGAACCTGCAAAAGAAAAGGTTTTAAAATTTTCTAAAAGAATATCTGAAACAATACAGTCAGAGTCTAAAATACCTATAAGTAGGATTAAAGGGATAAGAAAGAAAAAAGAATACCTACCTAGAAACTATAAAGGTAAATCACAATACATATCAAACTTAAGTCAAGTCAATCTATTAAAAGATAAGTGGTTGATACTTACTAGAACTCAACAAACTGCTGCAAATATAATGACAGAGTTAAAAAATAAAAATTTATATTACATGTTTAAAACTGATAAAAGTTATCAAATAAAATTATATAAAAAAATAAAAAACTATTTACGTTGGTCTGACGGCGAACAAATTGAAGAGAAAGAAGTAAAAGATATTTTAAAACTTACTAGTGAAAAAGAATTAGTTAAAAAACAATGGTACAAATTTTTTGATAAGGCTCCAATAAAAGAAAAGACTTACATACTAAAACTTATGGAGCAAGGTGAAGATTTAGATGCTGATGCACGTATAAGAGTTTCAACTATTCATTCTATAAAAGGTGGTGAAGAGGACAATGTAATATTGTTCATGCACCAGGGATCAAGGATACAAAAAAGTATTAAACGTAGTCTCGAAAAACAGGATGAAGAACATAGAGTATGGTACGTTGCAATCACAAGAGCAAGAAACAATCTATATAAATTAAAAACCAAAAATAAACTAACGGAGTATAATATATGACAAGTAAAGATATGTTTGATAGTGCATTTCCACAAAGTAAACAGATAGGTGGGAATCACTACAAGAACTTTCACATTCAACCTTATGAATTTATTTCTAAGAATGACCTTTCTTTTTTTCAGGGAAACGTTATAAAGTATGTGTGTCGTTATAAAAATAAAAACGGTATACAAGATTTAGAAAAAATAATTCATTATTGTGAATTAGAAATTAAAAAGATGAAAGACATGAGTAAAAAGAAATGATAGTTCCAGAAACAGAATGGTTACAACCCGATGAATTTCCTGATCTTAGGAGTTATCCTGAGATTGGTATTGACTTAGAAACAAGAGATCCTGATTTAAAATCAAAAGGTTCAGGTGCAATTATAGGTAATGGAGAAATTGTAGGTATAGCTGTTGCTGTTGAAGGTTGGTCTGGTTATTTTCCAATAGCTCATGGAAGTGGTCCAAACATGGATAAGAAAAAAGTTTTATCTTGGTTTAAAGATGTGTGTGAATCACCTGCAGATAAAATATTTCATAACGCAATGTATGATGTATGTTGGATAAGAGCACAATTAGGTTTTAATATTAATGGTAGAATCATAGATACTATGATTGCAGCATCATTAATTGATGAAAATAGATTTCAATTTACTTTAAACTCATGTGCATGGACATGGCTAAACAAAGGTAAGAGTGAAGCAAGATTAATACAAGCAGCTAAAGCAAGAGGTTTAGATCCTAAAGCAGATATGTGGAAAATGCCTGCAATGGATGTTGGACACTATGCAGAAAAAGATGCCGAACTAACTTTAGAATTGTGGCAAAAATTTAAAAAACAAATTATAGAAGATGATCTTCAAGATATTTTTAATCTCGAAAGTGATTTGTTTCCTTGTTTAGTTGATATGCGTTTCCTAGGTGTCCGGGTAGACGTGTCCAGAGCCAATCAATTGAAAACAGAATTGGCAATAAAAGAAGAAAACTTAATACACAAAATAAAAAAAGAAACAGGAGTAGAAATTCAATTAATGGCTGCAAGAAGTATTGCACCACTTTTTGATAAATTGAAATTAACATATAGTCAAACTCCTACCGGTGAACCATCTTTTACAAAAGGTTTTCTTTCTAATCATGAACATCCTATGGTTAAGATGATAGCAGAAGCTAGAAAAATAAACAAGGTTAGAACTACATTTATTGATTCAATTATTAAATATGAACATAATGGTAGAATTCATGCAGATATAAATCAAATACGATCTGATGATGGTGGTACAATTACAGGACGATTCAGTTATCATAATCCAAATTTACAGCAAATACCTGCCAGGGATCCGGAAACAGGGCCATTACTACGATCTTTATTTATACCTGAAGAAGGTTGTAAGTGGGGTACATTTGACTACTCGCAACAGGAACCAAGGTTAGTTACCCATTATGGTATAGCAGCTGAATTACCAACTGCATACACTATTGGTGATGAATATAATAATAATCCATCAACAGACTTTCATAAGATTGTAGCACAAATGGCAGAGATAGATCGTAAAGAAGCTAAGACAATTAACTTAGGTTTATTTTATGGTATGGGTAAAACTAAATTACAAAATGAATTAGGTGTAACTAAAGATACAGCTGATGATTTGTTTGCAAAATATCATAAACAAGTTCCTTTTGTAAAACAGTTATCAAATAGACTAATGAACATAGCAACCAGTAAAGGAATGATAAGAACTTTACTAAGACGTAGATGTAGATTTCCTAAATATGAACCTATACTTAGAGGTAGTGACTGGGGACATTATGTACCTGCAGAAGATCATGAAACAATGTTAGAGCTACAAAAGATGGGACCACATTTAAAAGATGCTGAAGGTAATATTATAAAAGATAAAGATGGTAATCCAAAGAAAAATTATTGGCATAATAATCCAACAAGAAGAGCTATGACATACAAAGCTTTAAATAGATTAATACAAGGATCAGCTGCAGATATGACTAAAAAAGCTATGGTTGATTTATACAAAGAAGGATACATAGCCCATATACAAATACATGATGAGTTAGATTTTTCTATTGAATCAGAATCACAAGCTGATAAAATAAAACAAATAATGGAACAAGCAGTAGTATTGGAAGTTCCTAATAAAGTTGATTATGAATCTGGTCCTAACTGGGGCGAAATAAAATGAGGAACTTATGGCATATCTTAACGCGAACATACCACCAATTTACTGTAAAATTAGGAGGGAATATCTTTATGACATGGATGAAAAATATAAGAAGGATAGTCGTGAATGCGTTATCTTTGGTGTTAGCTCTATTTCAGGAAGGGCTCTCTTATTTAATATCATGCTACCCAATGGTGCGTGCTATTGGCGTTTGCCTATCTCAGCGTTTTTCCAAAAACAATATGATCGAGCCGATGTGCCGGATATGCAGACGAACGAGTTACAACTGTGGAATTGTTTCA